TATTATGTCTATTTCTTGGCTCTGTTGACTATGTGCGGTTATTTGAAATCCGTTAATGTTATGGACTGTATTATGTTTAATATTTTTTCTAGCTTTTAGCGCTTCATTTAACCATAGTAATAATAATTTACCTTCAGAACCCGGGTTGTATACCTCGTCTCTCATACATTATATACCAAATTTCTTAAACAGCTCTTTTTCCTTATCCTCTTGATCTAAAGCAGCTTTTTGTTGTGTTACTAACCTTTCAAGCTCGTCTATATCATTAAAGATAGAGGTTTCATCACCGTACATTTCGCCTTCTGGAGTTACATACTCATGAACTATATCAATACGTTGTTGACCATCATGAGGTAACTCAATAATACAAGGCGAATCTCCCTTTGGAAAGAAAATATCAGATTCAGGATTCTCTGTATATTGTCTATATAAAGAGTAAAAAATATTATCCACTTCTTTAATAAAATCTTTATCAGTATCTCTAAATCCATCGTCTTCAATAGCTTGCTTCTCATCAAACCTACATAAAAATATAATATCTAAAAATCTTAATGACTCACGCATAAGAGCAATTTGCTCAGTAACAAATTTTTTATCAAAATCTTTAATTTCTTTATCATGACACCACATTGTATATGCAATATTATCTAAGGGGCAACGATCAAAAACAACTTTTGATGTTTTATCATATTCCTGGACCTGATCAATAAAGAAATTTAATATTTTCTCTTGAGTATCTGTCGTGGTGTTTGAAGAGTGTGATAAATTTTCTTCTTTTAAGATATCTCTATACGACTTTTCCGGGGAAGTGTAATTTTCCCATGTATATAAAAAGCTTTTTACTAAAGTAGATTTACCACTATTACCCGTCCCGGAAAATGCAATTCTCATACGTATATATATTAAGTTAGACCTTTAATGCCATATCCCATATTAGAAGATGCAATCTAGGTGAAAAATTTACATTCATAGCTTTAGCATATTCTGCAACTGCTGGAGCGTTTTCAATATGTTCCTTACGGCTACCTGAGCAAGGCATGAACCATACGCGTTGCAACGGTACATTAACTGTACCATCTTCAACATACTTACGCCATATCTCATCTATATCTTCAGATTTATTAATAACAAACTTAAAGCCAGATCCAATCTCTCTATGCCATTTTAATACCTCAGGTTTATATGTTCGCTCCTCTGGATCACCGTTTGAAATTAGCTTAGGTGATGTAGTAAAGGTTGCATAATATTTTTGTACCCATAATTCATCAGGCTTAATTGTAGCATTAGTTTCAAAATCAATTACAGGATGAAAGTCATATTTTTCAATAAACGCTTCTATAAACTTTAATAATTGCTTCTGTTGAATTAATGGTTCGCCTCCTGTAATCTTAAAGATAGCGCCGGCTTTTAATTTATCGATAAGTTTATGCTCTTCAAAATATTCGAATATCTCGTTAAACGTCATTTTATTTTTTACAGACCATGAAATATAAGAATCACAACCATTAGGTGAATCTTCAGAAGCAAATCCATTACATGTTAAGTTACACATTGAAAGTCTAAAAAACACAGAAGGTAGACCAACATACTCTCCTTCTCCTTCGAGTGTATAAAATGCTTTATCGTCTGATATTATTAAGGTCTCTTTATCACAATCTATAGACATATATAAGATTATATAGGGTAAGAGGAGATTTTCAACTAAATATTAATATATATGAGTGTAAAAACCGCGCGTAAGAGTCGGGCAAGTGATGAACTTGAGGAAGCATTTAACAAAAACTACTTATTTGATTTTAAGATTAAGCGATCGTTTTATCTTAATCCCATGCATAAGCAATTTTATAATTGTATTATTAACGATAAAACAAAAATTGGATTTGTAGATGGGCCTGCTGGTAGTATGAAGACCTATATTGCAGTATATGCTGGGTTGCAGCTAATTAGAAATGAAAATTATAGTAAATTAGTCTATATTAGATCTATTGCAGAGTCTGCAGAAAAAAGTCTAGGTTCATTACCTGGTGAAATTGATGATAAATTTTCACCTTATGCTATTCCTTTAGATGAAAAAGTTATTGAAATAGCCGGTACCGGAGCATGTAGTATGTTAAAGCAAAAAGGTGTTATTGAAGCTATACCTGTTAACTTTGTAAGAGGTTTAACCTTTAACAAAACTTTAGTAATAGTAGATGAGGCACAAAACCTTTCTCGTAAGGAACTAACAACAATATTAACAAGATTTGGTAGAAATTCCAAATATATTGTAATTGGTGATAGTAACCAAGCAGATGTTAACAAATCTGGTTATAAAGAAATATTTAACATGTTTAATACTGAACAATGTAAAGAAAATGATATATATTCTTTTAAATTTGGCAATTCAGAAATAGCCAGAAGTAAGATCTTAAGATTTATTTGTTCGGTATTAGGAACTTAATCACCCCAACTAGTACCTTTAAACCAGTTACCTTTGCCTTGTGTGACTACATTACCTACTTGAGCTGCTCTCGGATTATGATCTTGTGGAGCAGGGTCTGGTTCAGGTGCACCTGAATGTTCTTGAAAAGCCGGCTCTTGCTTAGGTTCTTCTGCAGATTCTTCTTTAACAAATGTCTTTGTACCTTCTTCGTCAACGAATAATGTATCTTTATTAATAGCGCTCGAATAACTAGCCCAATTATCACCGTGTTCTGTTACTGTAACATTTACAACAAAACATCTACCTTCAGTAGCTTCTTCAATATATGTATCTGCAGTTTTAAAGACCCATTCAGCAAATCTTTCAACACCTACACCGCCATCCATAATTCTAAGTTGTATGATACCCTTTTCACTTAGTGATTTAAAAGTATCTAACTCCGGATCATCTCCTGCAACTACTGTAGTATGATCAAATTGATCTCGTAAAGTTTGTTTAAGATCATCTAGCCCGCCAAAGTCTACACACCAGTTCTTATCATCTAATGATTTGCAACCAAAGGTAAATTTAGCTTTAAGTTGATATCCATGTAGGTATTTGCAGTGACTATGTGATGCTCTCCATTGACGAAATGCTGCAGAGCCTAGTTCAATTTGTTTTGATGATGTATAAACGCTCATAATAATATTATAATATAAAGAGGGACATAATCAACTAGTTGATGCGAAATTTAAAAGGCTTTCCCTCGTCCCATCTCGGTTAATTAATTAATGTGAAAGCAAAGTCAACTGCCTTAGCAGCTCTTTTTGTGAATTATTTTCGTTTTTAGTACGAGGATCAGGTAAAACATTCTTAGGGTTAAAAGCATAACCAGTCTTATTACCAGCCGTAGCTACTGTTATACCACCACTAGGATTAATTTGCTTAACAACGCCCGGTTCGCCAGCTGGGTTCTTTTTAGTTCTAACCAGCACCGTTTGACCTGGTTCCGGTTTAAATTCAGCCTCTGGCTCTGCAGGTTGTTCTGGCTCACCTGGTATACCTGGCTCACCTGGTTGTCCTACTGAGCCAATCTCACCTGGTTGTTCTGGCTCTTCCCCACTTCCCTCATCATATCCTTGTTGAAATTCATCGACAGCAGTTAAAAAACCATCAGCAGCGCTTACTATTTCATTTGCTGCATACTTCCCCGTCTTATAGCCGTCAATAGCCAACCGCCGTAACGCGTTATATGAAGCTTCTGCAGCTTTTGGTAATCTTTCCACTCCGGCTTTTAGTATTTCGAGTATCTTATTAGTCTTATCATCTGATATTGGACTTTCTTTTATACCGCCTGTAAGCGGATCATCTCCGCCTCCAACCTTACCATAGCCGGTTTGTTTTTTACTAGGAGCCCATATTGCATTACCTTCCGCATCTTTTGCGCCCATTACACCCCACTTACCCTCTGATACTGGACGTACTGAAAACTCACCAGCTACATCCTTTGGCTCATTAGGAGTCTTAGGATCTATATACTTACCCTTAAATTCTATCATTACATCGTTGTTGGCTATTTTTTTTTCTTTACCTAGACTTATGTCTTTAAACAGCCTACTACCCTCTGGTGTATTTAGCCAGGATCTTAATCCATTCTTTGGGTTAGCAGCTAAGATTTCAACAAAATTACTACTTACTACCTCGCCTAATTTACCTAACGCCGCGGCCGTCTTAGGTGCTGCCGCAGCTCCTATAGCTTTCCCGGTATTAACTGCAGTTTTTAAACCAGCCTTTGCAGCTGCCTTAAGCATACTACCTATACCCTCTTCATATAAGGCGCTATTTAAAAGCTCTTTTTGTGATAATTTACCCATGTCAATATTTAG